AAATGTTAGATGAATTTATTGAACGACAGAAACAACGTTTCGGTAAAGATTATAATGTTATTGAAAGATTAAAAGGTGAATACTCCAATGATAGAATTAAAATTTTGAAGGGTGGAGATTATATTAAATCAGATTTAGAAATACAATTTTTACCTAAAAATAGTAGACTCGATAAAAAACTTTTTATATTAAAGGGATTTCTAAATTTGTTATTAGAAGAATTTAATTTAAATGATAAAAATTTTAATCAAAAAATATCAAAAATTAATTTTAAAAGATTAGCTTAAAAATTTACAATTATTTATTTTACAGGAAATTTTTTAAATGAAAGATAAATTTTATTATTGTATCTTAAAAAATAGTAAAGGGGTTTTTAAAAAGAAATTTTTAGGAAATACCCATTTATTTTTTATACCTTTAGGAAATGATACATATGGTTATTTTGGTCTTATTGGAGAAATGTTAGATGATAATGATAAACCATTAAATAAACATAAGTATATTAAAGATTATGCTTGTACATTACTTTCAATTGTACCCTCTGATATAGTTAATGATATTATTTATCATCAAGTAAAATTATTTAAAGGTAGATTTAAAATTGTTGAAGAATTAGATTGTATATATTATAATTCAAAAATTAAAATTTTTAATAAAGGATCTTTTATTAAATCAAGTTTAGAAATTTTTCATTTACCTGAATATAGTACATTAACTAAAAAAATTTATAAATTGGTTGGATTCTTAAATTTTTCTTCTGATGAATTTACTTTAAGTAAAAAAAATGTTGAAAGGAATGTTTCTAAAGATCAATTTACAAAATTATTATATAAGTATCAAAAAGAGGCAATAAAATAATGAAATCAAAAAATAAAATATCAAAAAGAATAAAAGAATCTATTATTAATGAATCTATAAAAAAATTAGATTTTAAAAATTTTGAAAGAGTTGTTGAATATATACAAAAACAATCTGATGACAAAATTATAAGTATTTATCTCAATGAAGCAATAAATGATTTTATTCTTAAACCTTCTGCGATGTCAAGTCTTTTGTTTTCATATTTAAATAAGGAATGTAGAGAAAAATCAAAAAAAGAAAAATTTGGTAGAAAAAGAGCAATGGAGTTTCATTATTGTAGAGCCATGGCTGCAAAAAAAGTAGTTGAAAAAATAATTCAAAATATGAAAATGTGTGAACAGGCAGCAAATCCAGAAAAATGTCTACAGAGATTAGAAAAACAAGTTATTAAATGGAGATTAGTTTATCAACAAGCTGTTGAAAAATATAATAAAAAAGTAGGACTAGATTAATTAATGCAAAATTATAAGAGAATTTATGATTATATACAGGAATATTGGTTTTTATTATATGATATTTATAGTAAAGATGGTGTAGCATTTTTATCAACTTATTATAATATTAATAAAGAAACAACAGTATGGGATAATGACACTATTTTCAGTGGTTCTTATGAAAAAATTGGAAATCTATCTGGAATAAAATGGAATAAATATTTATTGTTACCTATTTTCTTTTTGGGTGATATTGATACAATTTTTGATGCTCAAGAAACTGGATATATAGCAGATCAAACATTTGAATTTGTAATTCCTGGTTCATATGGAATAATTCCATATCAAAATGATTTGGTTAAACTTGATGATACATATCTATTAAATAATGAAAATAAAAATAAAGGTAATTTGTATTCAATTTCAGGAATAAAAAAGCAATCTCCTTATGATAAAACATTTTGGCATTTAACATGTGTTGTAGAACAGAGTAGAAATGAAACTCATATTCAAGATCAACTAGAAGAAACATTTATGTTTTTTGAATATGATAAAAATATTCATACCCTAGATAATTCTCTTTTTTTAAGTAGATTGCTTAAAAAAAATGAAATTTTAAAAAATAAATCAAATCCTCTTTTTGATAACAATAGTGGATTTTATTTTATATAGTTTAGGAGTTCAGAATGAATAATATTACATCAACAAGTTCGGATATATTTTTATCTAGAGATAAAATTAGATTATTTATGATTGAAATGTTGAAATATTATGGTGATTTACAACAAGTTGATTTGACTAAAAGTTCATTCTTATCATACTTTATTGATAATATGTCAACTTTTACTTCAAATATTTTATTTTATGCAACCTCTGTTTATAAAGAATTTTTTATGACAAAGGCTCAATTAAATGAATCTGTTTTAAATTTATCAGCGTTTTTGGGTTATTCATCAATATCTGCAAAATATTCAACTTGTGATGTTCTTATAACAATTCCTTTACAATTTGAATCAAATAATGTTTCATTTACAATTCCTAATGATTTTAAATTTTATGCAGGAGAAATTGAATTTAATACATATTATTCTGTAAATATTTCAGTTATAGATAACATAAATTCTAAAGTTAGTTTACAAACAGGAAATAAAATTTATGATTTACCTGTTTATATTAATTCCGAAGGTTCTGAATTTTCATTTTTACTTCCTGTTAGACAATATAAAATAATTGAACAGGAATTTCAAGTTGATTCAGATCTACAAGCATTTCAATTTTTAGAATTTGATGTTGCATTTGAAGGTCAACCATCTAGTGTTGAGGTTTCTGTTGTTTCTCCAAATGGATTTTCAGTAACATATGAAAAATTTAATAGTCTATATCTAATGAATAATACACAATATGGTTATATTTCCAAAAGAACATCTAATGGTTTAAAATTATACTTTGGAAATGGATTAATGGGTTTCCAACCAGAACCGGGTTCAAAAATTAATGTAACAATTTATACAACATTAGGTTCCGATGGGAATATAATAGCAGGATCTATAAATAAAGGTAATAGAATTTATTTGACAAATGAAAATAATGAGGTAAAACTTGTTGATTATTCTTGTATAAATCCTTCTCCAGCATTAAATGGTGAAAATGAAGAAGATATAAATGAAATAAGAAATAATGCAATCAATAATTTAGTTTCAATGTCAAGACTTGTATCTGAAACTGATTATATTAATATGAATACGATTCTTAAAAATAATATTTTTGGCAAGAATTCATTACCAATATTAAAAAGATCTGATTTAAAATGTAATGAAATTCAATTATTCACAACTATAAATTTTAATGATGAATTTATTCCTATGAGAAATGGAAAAATAGAATTAAATGATAGTACAGATTACATTCCTAAATTAACAGAAATAACAATTAATGATGAAGAATTTTATACATTTTTTGATTTAGAAATAGATAGAATTAATTCTTCAGCAAATTATTCATATATTATTAATGAAGTTTCTTTAGTACCTATTTTAAATTATACATATAATTCAGAATATGAAGGAATTACAATAGTAGACTTAAATGTTAAGAAAACTGAAAATTCTGGAAGATTTGAATTGACATATAATGGTGAAGATGAATATGCTGAATGTTCATTAAGAATCCTTCAAAATGGTAAAGTTGCAGAAATGACAAATGATCCAATCAATAAATGTTTTTATTATGAATTTACTCCTTATACTACTTTTCCAAAAGATAATGTGAATATTTATTTTACAATCTCAAACCCAGAAATTGGAGATATTTCTACATTCTCAACATCATTAACATTTAGAAAACCATTAAAATCATTTATGATGTCTAATGTTATTTGTGATTCAACATCAACAATTATTTATGATGTACCTCTAATTAAAAAAGAATATTATAATGAAATAGAAGATAAAAAATTTTTTGAATTATCGTGTTTTCAAAATATTATAAATTTAGAATTAGAAAATTTTAGAATGTTGACAGATTTTACTAATATAAAATTTACTACAACTTGTGGTAAATTAGATAATATGAGATTTAATAATGTTAGTTCGTTACCTGTTATTGATGTTATTTCTTCGCCACCAGATTTACCTGTTTCTGGAGATAGATATATTATTGATAAAAATCCAACAGGAGAATTTTCGGAACATAGAAATAAAATTTGTCAATATACCGGATCAAATTGGATTTATATGGATGTATCTACAGATGATATGATTTTTGTTGAAAATAAAAATTATAAATATATTTTCACAGGTACTGAATGGGTTCAACCAATCTATGATATTCCTGTTAAACTCCAATTGGATGTTTTTACAGATCAATCTTATACTGGAAATAAAGTAGATTTAATAAATACCATAAAAGATACACTTATAGAAACTTTTTATGAAACATTTGGAAATAATACCAATTTATATAGATCTAGAATAATAAAAACTGTTCAGAGTATTGATGGGGTATCTCATTGTAATTTAATTCATCCAAAATCTAATATATTCTTTGATTATGATATAGATACTTTTATACAGGAAGAATTATTTGAATATTCACCACAGCTTGTTCATTTTACAAGAGATAGTATAAATATTAATATTTTTTAAGGAATCTAAAATATGTCATTAACTATAGATTTTTTATATGATAAATCAAATGTTAAACATAAAGAATTAAAAAAATGGGTTAGTACAAAAACCGCAAATGAGTTAATGGAATTATCTAAACCTTGTTATTTTCCTCCATTTAAAAAAGAATACACTGAATTATTATATCTAACAGGTTTAAAAAATACTGATATTAGTAAATTTATAAAAGAATTTTACCCGGCCAAATTATCTAAAGAACTTATTCTAAGGGATAATGGAACAAATATTTTATTATTTATCATATATTATTTCTTAAAGAAAAATGATAAACATTCTGCATTAGCAACAATGACATATCTAAATATTAAATTTTATTCAAGTAGATTAAGAGTTCATTTAAGAGTTTATTGTGATCCTAATGTATTCAGATTAGCATTAGATAGTTTATCAAAAAATCATTTATTTGTAAGAGAAAAAACAATATCAAATGCTATTTATTATCTTTCTAATTTTGCAATTAATAAATTTAATAAAATTTTAAAGGAATTTGATAATCCTGAGAAAATATCAAAATGTGTATATGATATAAGAAATAAAATTGCTCAGAGTGTTAGAAGTTTTGCACAAACATATTTCAAAATTTCTGAAGCTGGAGGAGGTTTTAAAGATATTGAAGAATATGACATTGATCTAGAATCTAAAACATTAGGATCTTCAAAACAAAAAATTGCAATTGCTGTTTCTAAAGAAATTACAATTTTCAAAAAAGTAGATCAAAAAGCATTTAATTCAGCAAGAAGTTTAACTAAAGTTAATTATCTTATTTGTGAATTTTTAGTTAAATCAATAAATGATATTAAATATATTGATGATATTAGAGTAATATTAGAACTATTTCTAAATGAAATAAATAAAAAAGAAGATCTATGTTCAACAAACTTTTTTAGAATTGTTCAAAAATTAATGGCAATTAAGAAAACTTCAAAACCTATTTATTTTAAACAACAAGTTACTAAATTAGTATGTAAACTTTTACAATCCTCAAATTCTATAAAAGAAAAATATGATGAATTAACAAATCAAACAAAATTTCAAATTTCTTCATTTATGGCATTTTATTTATGTTTAATAATAAGAAATAGATTTTGTTAAAAAATAATAATTCTAATCTATAATTTAATCTTTTTAAAATCTATTGTTTAATTTTTCTTTTTTCCTTCCAAAATATCCTATCTAAATAACCATATTACTATATATATTAATTAGTGCAAAATAATATTGATTATATGTGATTACGGTTTGAGTTTTTAGGAGCATAGAAAAAACCGTAAGGAGATTCAAAATGAAAAAAAGTGTTAAAGATCGGATTAAGGCAATAGGTGAGGGTATTCTTATACTTGTGGGATTATTCATATACATAAGCTTATTGGATACAACGAGTTTGTAATAAAAAAATAAAAAATGGGAAGGAATATTAATTCTAATCCTTCCCATTTTTTTTAGTCAACTTATTTAATATAGAAATTTAAGAGAATCTTTTCGGTTGTTCTTGTTGGTTCTAAAATAACATTAACATGATAAGTCTTTGTTTTTCTTTCATATTCAGTTGCACCAACTTCAACTGAATATGAATATAATCCTCTTTTACGTTTAATATCTTCTAAAAATGAACAAACTTCATCAGAAGTAGCTGACCATGTAATTTGATCATTTTGTTCAAATATATAATTATTAGTATAAATTTCTAATGCTCTTTTTATATAAAGAACAAGTCTTGTAATATTTAAATCTTGAAGAGCTGATGCTTTTGTTTGACTTGTCAATTGGCTCCAAACAACATAATTTGTTCCAAATTTTACAATTGGATTTATTTGTTTTAGATATAATTGGTCTCTATCGCCAAGTTTCGGTACATATCTAAGTTCTTTAATTGAATCAATTGATGCTCTATTAAATCCAGCAGGAGCATACCATAAATCACTAACTCTATCATTTCTTGGTAAAATATAAGACATATGATAAACTGGTGAAACCCAAATATCCTGTCCTGTAAATTGGTCATTAATTTTTGAATAAATATCATAAATTGCACAAAGATAATTATTAAATGATTGATCATTTCTGGCAGAAATAGAATTAGTTAAAGATGAATTATCACCATTATCAATTATAGCCACACAATCTTTTCTTGCTTTTACAAGATTTGAAATTTGAGTTTTAACATCTGATGGATACCCACAATCAAATACTAAATTAAAATAAACAGTATCTATATCATACATTACATCTTCTTTATTTCCAGTTATGGGATTGACTAAAAGACCAGAAAAAGCTTTTTGTAAAACATCTGTTCCATTTTCAGAATTAAATGATCCATCTTCATTAACTATATTTCCATCAGAACCTCTTTTAAGAGGTAATGGTGATGCTGAAAATACTGTTGAAATAAGAACATCTGATTTTTTTACTTCATACGTGATGTTTGATTCTTTAAAGAATTGATAATCACCTAACCATTTTCTTTCTCCATTAGATATATCTTTTGAATTATAAACATCAATTGAATCATTTTCTTCTGAAGGTTCACCAAGCCAACCATAAATCTTATTTCCGAATCCATCTTTTGCAATAATCATATATTCGGCAGTTGAATCTACGGCAGCCCAAGGAGAAAAATCTTGTTTTGTATCAGTTATTTTAGCTGCTACATCGAGAATAGTAACCGAAACATCTCCAATATTTTTATCAAATGTTTTAACAAGATAATCATATCCAGATGAATAATTACCATTTGTTAAAGACATTTCCATTCTAAGAATAGAAGAATATTGTTCTAAAACATAACCTATCCAGATAGAATCACCAGATTGATCCATAGCGGTTGGATCAAAAGAAACTTCAAATGATTCTACGATTAATTCTGAACCATCTGACTGTATTTCATAAATATCTAAAATATAAATTCCATTTAACATTGGATTTGCATGAGCAGTAATCTTTATTCCAATATTATTGTAATATTCACCTCTACCTACCGGATAGAAAATACATAAAGGATAAATATTATCATCAGTTTTTTCAAGAGATGTTTTTATTTCAGATATTGAATTAAAAGAAGAATTATAAGATACAGTTACTGTAGGATTATCAAATTCTCCACTTTTGGTAGCAGATAAAACTATATTTGCATAAGTTGCATCATCTGGAAGACATCTCATAAAAAATAATGATCCAGATTCACTTAAGAAATTACAGGCACAATATAAACCCTGACCATAATATTTTCCATAATCTGTAATATTTGGTTCACCCCATTCTTTAATTAAATCACTTTTTGAACTTATGAATATCAATTGATTATCTCTTCCCTTTTTAGTTAGAGTATTAATATATCCTATTGTTCCCGGTACTTGTTGTACATATTCACTTAAATCTATAATTTTAGAATAAACACCAGCAGAAATATTATTTGACATTTAAAAAAATCCTCCGAGATATTCTCTACTTTTCTTTTTTTTATTTTTTTAATATTTTTTAGACTTCCTTTTAGAAAAATAAATACCAAGCAAAAACTAAATTCATATTAGGCTTTTTTATAATTGTTTGAAATGTAATTTTAGCATATAAAGTAAAAGGACCACCATAACCAGATAAACTTGAAATTCCTGTATATAAAGCAGCTTCATTAATTGTTTGTTCATTTGCATCATCTTGAGTCAAAGAATTTGTAACTAAACATATTAAATATGCATCATTATTATCTTGATCTTGGACAAACTCAATATTATCAAATTGTTTTTTATAATATCCTTCACTTGTAATATAATCACCATATGAAAAATTATTTTCACTTAAAATAACTTTATTTGATAAGTCAGTATCTTCATTTGTTGGAGAAATGGGATTTAATGGATCTTCTAATAAACATCCACCAGAACCTACACCAAACCAACATAAAAATTCATTAGGTGTTGCAGAAATATTAACATTTTGCATATTTAAAATCCTGGATGCAGTCCATTCTCTACCAGCTGAAACAACTAGGTTACTTCTTGTTAAAAGTTTTCTTTTATTATCTTTTACCTCATAAATATCAACATAATTCCTAGGTACTCTTCGATATCCTCTTTTAATAGGATTATGCATAGAATCATTCAGGCAATCTGAATATCTTTCTTGGGCCTCAATAATAATTGTCCTATTTTCATTATCTTTATTATCAACAGGATTTTTCAATTAATCAACCTCTTCTCATTTTTAATTTTTGTTCTAATCATTTTCAATTTTCTTTTTTATTTTTAGTTGTAATTTTGTATATATATTAATTAATGAAAAAAAATAAGAGGAGGATTTATTATGATTAAAATTAAGACAAGTATTTTTATTACGTTTTTATGTGTCTTTGGGATATTGTTCTTTGTCAATTTATCTGTGTTTTCTAAAGTATATGAAAATGAATGTACATGTGAACCCGAAATCGAAGTTATTACGGTAGAGGTTGAGAGACAAATTTATTCAGATGACATTTCTTATTTAATTTCTTTAAGAAGTAATCTAGATGAAAAAACAAGAATCAATATTGCAAGATGTATTGTTAATTCTGCAACAAGATACGATATTGATCCTATTCTTTTAACATCAGTAATAGATATTGAATCACAGTGGAATCCAAATGCAAAATCACCAAAAGGTGCAAAAGGATTAACTCAAATAATGATTGATCAACATCTTAAATTATTAGAAATAAGATGTATTGATGAATCAAGTATTTATGATATTGAAGTAAATATTGATATTGGAGCACAGATATTAGCTTATTGTCATCAACAATTTGAGGATATAAAATTAATACTTGCGGCTTATAATGCTGGAATTGGAGCTGTTAATAAATATAATGACATTCCACCATATACCGAGACATTAAACTATGTGAAGAATGTATTGGAGATGTACGGGTATATGTCAATAGTTATTAAAGAGAGTTAAACACTCTCTTTTTTTAAATCTAAAAAAGAAAGGAGAATAAATGGAATATTCAGATTTAGAATTAAAAATCATTTCTGCAAGTAAATCATATTATGAAGGTCAAGCGTTTATTACTGATGAAGAATTTGATAATTTAGTTGAGATTTTAAAAATACAAAATCCAAATTCTGAGATATTACAATCTGTCGGTTGGGGATATAAACCTGAAGAAAAAAGTAAATCAAGACACATTGGATCTTTAGTTGGATCAATAAATTCAAAATTTAAATATAATGAAAATATTCCTTATGATTTTACAAAAAATGTTATTATCTCTCCAAAATTTGATGGAGGTTCTTTTGTTTTATATTATCAAAATGGTATTTTAATAAAAGCATTATCAAGAGGTGATGGGTTAAATGGAAGAGTTTGCACAAATAAAATAAAATATATTTTAGAAAAATATAATATTCATAATTTACCAAAAGGTTTATTATCAATAAGAGGTGAATGTATTATTCCTATTAAATATGAACAAGAATTAAAAAATAGAGATATTCCATCTCCAAGAAATTATGTTTCAGGAATTTTAAATCGTGATGAAATTACAAAAGATTTAGATATGGTAGAATTTATTCCATATAGTATTAGAATTTTAGAAGATAAATCATATAAAGTTGATTATAAAACAGATATATTTACTTATTTATCTAGTTGGGGGTTTTTTGATGATTTTCCAATTTATTCTTTTATTGATGAAATAAATGTAGAAAATCTTAAAGAAATATATGAAAAAATAAAATTTTTATTTCCTATTGATGGTTTAGTTATAAATAAAAATTCAGTTATAAGAAGTGGAAAAGATATTATTGAAAATATGATAGCTTATAAATTTGAAGGTGAAACTGGTGTAGGTTTAGTTGAGGATATAATATGGAAAACAGGAATATCAGGAAGAGTTATTCCCGTTGTTAAACTTAAAAAACCTATTTTTATTTGTCAAGCAAACATCCAAAATATTACAGCTCACAACGCTCAGTATATTAAAGATAATGGCTTAAATAGAAATTCATTAATTACTGTTATAAGATCTGGTGATGTTATACCTTATATTAGAAATGTTTTACAAGAACAAGAAGTTGATCTTCCTGAAAGATGTCTTGTTTGTGGATTTCCTTTAGATTGGGAAAGCGTTCATTTAGTTTGCAACAATTTAGATTGTCCTGCAAGAATAAAAGGTAATATTTTAAAGATTTTAGAAATATCTGGTATTCCTGATGGTTTGGGTCCTAATACATTAGAAGAATGGATAAATAAATATAAAACAGTATCTTTAGTTTGTGAGTTAGTTGAATATTTAAAAAATGTAAATAAAGAAAAAAGATTAGAAGATAATCAAAATTTATTTGGGAATCATTATGGAAAATTAATAACAGAATTAGAATATAATTTATTAAAGAAATTTAATAATAATTTTACAATATCTGAATTTTGGTATATTTGTAATTTAACAGGTTTGGGTAAATCTGCATCATATGCTTTAAGAAAAGTAGTTCCCGAAACATTCTTATTAAGTGAAATTAATACATTAGATGTTCCTATAAATATTAAAAATGAATTATATAGAAAATATGATTTTTGGAATTTATTATCAAAAATTATTCCAATTTCAAATGAGCAATTAGAAGAGAGGAAAATAAAATATTCAGTTGCAGTTACAGGTAAATTGTCAATGCCTAGAAACAGGTTTGAAAAAATATTAAATGAAAATGGGATTTCATTAGGGACAATCAGTAAAAATACTAAATATTTAATTACTAATGAATCATCTTCTTCTTCAAAATATTTAAAAGCAAAGAAACACGGTATTCCCATTATAACCGAATTGGATTTTATAAAAATGATAACTAAAAAACAAGAGGAGGAATAAAATGATAAGAATAGAATTAGAACCAAAAAATTTACATTCAGGATTTGCTGAAAATTGTTGTTTTTGTGGAAAAGAGACTAGATATTGGCATCCTAAAAAAGATGTTCCATTGTGTCCTAATTGTGCATTAATTCATAAAGAAAAAGAGGTTCCAACAAAAACAACATGGATTAAACAAAATGGAAAATAAAAGGATTGCTGGATGAGAAATATAATAATTATAATTTTAATAATCTTATTAATAATTTTTAGTATTAAGAAAATTTACGAAAGATTTGGTATTTTTATTGGGAGAGGAAAAATTGTTAGAAAATTATCAAATAAATTATCAAATAATTTCTTTTTCAATATTAGTTTAAGAAATTATCCAGAAAAGATTATAAAAATTAAAGTAAGTAAAGAAATATTTAATAAATTTCCTAAAGATTATATTCTTTATGTTAAGTATATAAAATTCTTTAATAAGATAAAGATAATTAAAATTTTCTAAAAAAATAAAGGAGAAAGAAGGTATATTATTTAATATACCTTCTATTTTTTGCTTAATGACAAATCAAAAACAGATAGATCAGATAGAACAAAATAACACGATTTTAAAAAAATTAAATAGAGTTGAATTACAATTTAGATTCTTTTTTAAAAATACAGAACAAATTTTAAGAAATGATACTCCCGTTGAAGAAAAAGAATTGTGGAAACAAAACATTGAAAGAACTTTTAATAATCTAGTTAAAAATTTAAGAGATAATATACTTGAGATTAACAATCATTTAAACAAACAATAACTATATATATTAATTAGTGAAATAAAAAATACTCTAAGAGAGTATTCTTTTTTTATGCGCTCGTAGCTCAGTTGGATAGAGCAATGGACTTCTAATCCATAGGTCGAAGGTTCGAATCCTTCCGAGCGTGCTCAAAGTTAATTATTCCCCGTTAGCTCAGTGGTTAGAGCATCTGACTGTTAATCAGAGTGTCCTTGGTTCAAATCCAAGACGGGGAGCCAAATTTTTTTAGTGGTGTAGCCTAGTGGTCTAAGGCACCTGTCTGTCACGCAGGAAATCGAGGGTTCAAATCCCTTCACCACTGCCATTTGAAGATAATTACAAACCTGTACTAGAACATAATTAAAAATATTGCTGGAGTAGCTCAGCAGGTAGAGCAATTGATTTGTAATCAATAGGTCGTGAGTTCAATTCTCACCTCCAGCTTTAATCAAAATTATTCTTCTAAACCCTTATCTAAATCCCGATAGATAATGTGTTTACGAACTGGAAGATCAGATCCAGACTGTGGAAATGGAACACTCAACCATGTGCATTGAGGCCACAGTGAAATGGCACATGGAGTGAAAGCCGACTATCAAAGGCTTGACACCCGGAGAGACGGGGACTTAAATATATCAACGGAGATAAATATGAGAATATATTTTTCAGGCTTCCATTAAGTAAATAAAAATGGAGGTTTAAAAAATGAAACAAAAGTTTTATGTTGTTGAGAAAAAAGAATCACATGTTTTCTTATATACAAGAGAAAACAGAATAATTGTTTATGATTCTTATGAAGAATTTTTATCATATTTGAATATGGATATTATTTTAAGAATTGGTAAAAGTTTTGATTCAGTTGCTTTATATCAATATAGATATTTTAAAGAATTTTTAAATCCTTTTAATCGTAAACCTATTTTAATTGACGAAAAATCAACACTCTATGTTGTTGAAAAGGATGGAGTTACTTTAGATCCTGAAAATATTAAAAATGATTTTAGAAAATATAACTTAAATAAAAGAAAAAATAGAAATAAGAAATATATTAAAAAATTTATTTACAGAAAAACACCAGTGCCGGATACGGGAAAACGTCATTGGTATAAATCATATTTTAGACACATGAGAACAACACAAGAAAGACGTTGGTCATTTCTTGGGGAAAATGAAGATTACCCCATAAAATTAAGAACCAAAAGAAGCTTCAAATATATTCCAAATTCTTGGGATGATATTGTAAAAGAACATCATAAAAATTGGAAAAAATATCGTAAAAATCAATATAAAGAAAATTAAAATATTTCTTTTAAAAAAATTGGAATAAATAAATAGATTAAAAAAATATTTCCGGGTGTAGCGCAGTCTGGTAGCGCACCTGACCTGGGATCAGGGGGTCGAAGGTTCAAATCCTTCCATCCGGACCAGAAATTAAAAATTATATGGGGCCGTGGACTAGTGGTTAGGTCACAAGATTTTCAATCTTGTAATCGAGGGTTCGAACCCCTCCGGCCCTATTCTTATTAAATCCAAAAAATCAAAAGAAAGGAAATAAAATATGTGGGAACTGATAATCTTTCTATGGATTTTAGGATTTAGTTATACTTTTTCTTATTGTGTTACAGGTCAACTACCCACCACTTAAACTCTAACGAGTTTTGAAGTGGGGGCTTGTAAAAGCCCTAGTTGTCTAGCCTAAGCCTTTATTGGCTACGTTATCTATCATGTAGAAACCTATGAATGATTCCCTAGTTTGTAGCACTTTCGTGGCTCTGTAAACAGTTCTGAAGGGTAGGAACAGTCAACACACTTCGTAAGAAGTGGGGGACTTCTGTCGGAGAATCGTTAAATAAGATTATGTTCTTTTTAGTATTATTATTTATTAACATGTTTTTCTGGCCATTTTGGTTAGGTTACTTACACGGAACTAATTCTAATTTATATTAGATTAGGATAATCCTTTACCTAAGGTTTAGGGTTGTGGCACCCCCTCAGTCGCCGTTAAGACTGGGGGTTTTAATGGAGAGTTGGCCGAGATGGATTAAGGCGGCGGTCTTGAAAACCGTTGTGTCATTAGCGTGGCACCAAGGGTTCGAATCCCTTACTCTCCTTACAAATAAGATTTAAACTTCAATAATTTCAAGAATCTTTCAAATCCTTGATTATGGTAAAATGGGTATCCTAAGTGACCCTTCGGCGCTACAAGGCAGTATGATCAGCATTACTATATCAAAGATAAAAAATTTAAAATCAGAATAAAATTAAAATTTAGGTCCAGTAGCTCAATTGGTAGAGCCCTCGGCTCATAACCGAATGGTTTCAGGTTCAAATCCTGACTGGACCATCAAAAATAATTATTGGGGAGTAATCGAGTGGTTACAGATGGCAGCCTTTGAAGCTGTTTACGGGGGTTCAAATCCCTCCTCCCCTGCCACATGGACCGGTAGCTCAGTTGGCTAGAGCAACTGACTTTTAATCAGTAGGTCGTGGGTTCGAGCCCCGCCCGGTCCACCATTTAAAAAAAGAGAAAGGAGGAAAAATTGGAGAAATTTTTTGAAGGAACATGTATTACAAAAAACAACGAAATTGTTTTTCTTAAATCAAAATTCAGTAAAGCAAATTTTGAAAGATATCTTAATGATTTACATTTAGAACAAATTCCAAAAGAGATTGATATTAGAGAAGAATTGAAAAGATATAAAGAAAAAACAGGAAAAACAATTATTAATTTTGAAAATCGAATTGGATTTTTACTAAAAAAAGCAAATCCAATTTTGTTTAATTATCTTGTTAATAAATGGAGAAAAGAAAATATTGATTGGTCAAAATATAATTCAAAAACTCTTACACATTTTAATAAACTTTGGAACCTCAACTAAGAACAAAAAACCTAAAAAAGAAAATAACGAAACTATAACTATTTCTTCTGAAGTAACAGTCAAAGAAGAAACAGTTAATGATTCCGGAAATATTAAAGAAAAACAAAAAGAGAAAAACATAATGGTTTATGATAATATTTTAGAAATAATAAGACTAGAAAATAATTTAGAATACGGAATGTTTGGGGTATTAAAACTCAATCATTCCGTATTCTGTGTAACATTAGAAAGACCTTGGTTAGATAATAAACCTTATATAAGTTGTATTCCTTCAGGAGAATATGACTTAGAACTATTCAAATCTCCTAAATTTTTTCCTAGATATAATCGACTAATTTATCGTCTTAAAGATGTTGAAAATAGATCTAATATTTTGATTCATTCTGCAAATCTTATGAGTGAATTAGAAGGGTGTATTGCCGTGGGTAAAAAATATGGTTTTCTTCATGAAAAAAAAGGAATTCTATCTTCTTTAAATATATTTTATAATTTATTAGATAAATTAGATAAGGGAAAGAAAGCAAAAATAATAATTAAAGATTTTTACTTACTTTAAAAGGAAGGAGAAATTGTGAAATATCGTTTTGTTATTTTCGATAGCACAAGTGATAAAAATGAAAAAAACACAAACATTCAAACGATTATTAACAAGTTTAATCTATGGTCTTCAAAATGTCAAAATACGAATAAAATTCAGGATGATTTTTTATCTTTAGCTAAATTATGTAAAAATCGAAGATTCTTTTTTAAAATAATTTCATCTGAATCATCTAAAATATCATTAATCAGAATTAATGGAAAATTAATGTATCCCAAATTCATTTCAAAAATCTATATATCTAATTAATTTTTTTGCTTTAAAACCACCTACAACGAATTGACTAATTATTTTAATACCCTTATTCATGTTAGCATATTAAAATCTATGTGGATTGAATGATTAGAAAATATTGATACAATTTAGAATATAGGATTCTTAATTTTTTCACTTTCATCTGAAATAAACATATGATTAAAGTTCTTCCAATCATCTTCTATTTCATCAAACATATGAAATTTTGCATCAAAATTTTTTATTTGACCATTCTTATTCAATGATACTTTAATAATATATCCACCAATATGAGGAAATAAACCTTTTCTTTTAAGATAATTTGTCCTACCTTCAAAACAACCACATTGACAACCAAAAATATTTCCAAACATTGCTTGCATCTGAATGTGCAAATGTCCTGCTAAAATAAATCTAATTCTTGATTTATTATTACCATCAGCTAATTTTCTAAGTTCATTATATGCAACTTGTTCTACATTTTTTTGAAGTCTATAAGAAATTGAATATGGTACTCCTCCAGAAGGATGAATCATTTTTAAATCAACATTTTTTAATATCGGAACATCTGCATCATCAAAACTGACATAATGAATATCATCTCTTTTATTAGCCATATAACTTAAAACATTAAATCCTGTAGATTTAATAAATGCATAATCATGATTTCCACCTAGGAAATACCATTGAAAACCCGTAGGTAAATTAGCTAATAAAGAATTTGTTTGACCTGTTATATTAGATTCATATAAATCATAAATCTGTCCAGGATAAACATTAATCCCTGCAGTTAAATCTCCAGGTGAAAATATATGTTTAACGCCTTCTAATCTACAAATCTCACAAAAATCTTTTAAAGCTGTTATTTGACAAGATTTGGATCCGAAATGAAGGTCTGAAGCTACCCCAAATATTATTTCATCTGTTTCTAAAGGTTTAATAATATGATCGTTTGAATTAAGAACAAGATTTTTACTCATGTAAACTAAATGATCATCATTATTAATTTCATAACCTTCTTGTTTAAATTCATTTACTAATTCTATAATTTTATTAGGTGTACAATTAAATAAATTAGATAATTCAATTATGGTAAAAGATCTTCTTTTAGATAATAAATTTATAAAATTTAATTTCATAATATCATTATTTTTTTTAAAATCTGTAGAAACTTCTTCTGATATGTTTTTCTTTTTTAATCTATATACAAATTTTCTAAATGATTCATAGCTTCCATTATAACCATAACGCAGCATAAATTTTTCATAAATTGATTTAATAGAATAGTTTTCATTAACTAATTGAACGATAAATTTTTTTGATTCATAACTATATTTGTCCATAGATTAATATTACCTCAAATTATTTATTTATTTTTTGTTCTATTCTTTGTAAATAGTGATGAATAGGTAATTGATAGAGGATTAGTTAATTGATTTTTTTGAATTTTTTTTAGGAAGGTTGTATTTCGTTTACGGTCACTTCACAACTATCCATACAAACACCAGCATCAAAATATGATCCAGTGTCATATGTCTGTCTTGAATAATATGTTAAATCTGTTTTTTCTGGATTATATCCAGGTTTACTATCACCAGTAGCATGATTTACAAATTGTAAATCTATTTCTTGTTCAATTGAATCTTCTAGTATAATTGAATCATGTAATGGGGAATTAATCAAAAATGTTTTTTGATCAAATAATAATCTTGATCTGAATGGTTTAAAAAATCCAACAATTTCTTTAATAAAATTAAATGTTGAATCACCAAGATCAAGAATTAAATTTGAAATCGCAAATGAAGAAATACCTAATCTTGAAGAACTTTCACTAAATTTCTGAATAAAATAAATTACAATTTCATCTCCAAGAGATATAATATTTTCTACATGTTGTTTAAATGAAGGATTTATCAATTCTAAAACTTCAAAAGCAGAAGAATCATTTAATAAATTATTTTCAACACTAGAAGTAAATAAATTTGTATATTCAATTACTTTTTCTTTTTGGTCTTGTCTTGATATAGGTCTATAATTTGCTAATTCATTGAATTCTAAAATAAT